TTCCATTGAGTAATTGCTGTTTGAGTAGTTGCTTGTAATAAACTCCATAGGATAGGAAATACTACCATATCCATAGTACAGACCAGCATATACATCCAACCCATCATTGGACGCCATTTACTGTTCATCCAATCTTCTTTTTTTGATTCGCTTGCGCTTTTTACTTCTTCTGCCATATTCGCTCCTAGTGTGTTTTTATAATCCGCTTGCGCCTACTGCGGCCCAGTCACGAGCACCGTTTGGTAATGTCTGCTCACAGGCTAACTGTGCTACTAGAGTAGTAACAACACCTGCTACAACAGCCGCACAACTTTGTGGAACAATCATAGCACCGGCAGCTACATCAAATGACTTGCATAATGTAAAGGCAATAGCATCAGTTAAAATTTTCTTGTTAGCTTCACCAATAGCTTTACGCACATCTGGAGCCATCCAAATCAATTCAACAAACGCTTGTGCTGTTAGATCACAGGCAGCGCCTAATGCTACTTTACCTACTGTTTCTTTGGCAGCAAGATATAGAATAGCAGTAGAACTTAGCGGTGCAGTTGCTGCCACAGTGGTTGCTTGACTGCTTGGCTCTGGGCGATATAACAATGCGGCAAATACTGTGCCTAGTGCAATGCTAACACCAATCTGGCAATAGTTAGCTTCTACCCATTCGGCAAGAAGTTCACCACCACGAGCAACACCATAGACACCTGCCTTGGCACCTTGCTCCATGGCTCTGATGGCTAACTTGCTACCAGCGTCCATGTCATTAAGTGCAGGTTCAGCCACTTTAGCTACCCATGCACCGTGACGAGCAGCAGCAATTTTAGCTTGACCGGCGGCACTAACTCCGATGCCATGAACTGAGTTAATTGCGTTTCTTGCAAACTGGTCAGCTTGGCCAGTAAGATTACCAGCACCATCAGTAATCTGTTGACCTGCAACATTAATTGCTTTAGGTGTTTCTTTGATTACAGTATTAATTACATTAGTAGCGGGTGCTACTGCCTGTTGAATTACCTTTATTGGATTAGGTATTTTAACTTTCTTAAACGGATTCCATCCCATAATATATCTCCTTTAATATTATTTTAAAACCAAAGGAATAAACCATTGAGGCTCAACAGTATTCCAACCCCTGCCACAGCAAAACTTCCCCAGAACATGGCCATGCTAACTGCAAGAATACTTGCTGATAACACAACAATGGCTAATTGATAGGCTGTACTTGCATATCCGATCCATGGGCTAGATTTCTTAGCCTCTTCACGAACAGCCTCCATTGCTCGGGCTTTTTCAGCAATTTCTTTCTTGTCAGAATCCATACGCTCTTTCTCAGCCATGAACTCTGCTTTTAGTTTTGGATCAGCTGTAGTCTTTGCGGCAATTTCGTAACTAACACCACGACCTGCTTTAGCTTGATACTGTGCCCATGTATTGTTAGCACCTAGTGTATTGTTTAATACTGTGCTACCTAACTTGCCACCATACCATGCGTTGACCGCTAACAACAATGCAAATACAGAAATAACCATACCTGCTTTGTCTTTTAATTTTGCTTCACGCTCTGATCTTGATCCTGCTGGAGGCTTAGGTGCATCCGGATCTTTTGGCGTTTTGTTTATTAACTTTAATACTGAATCAACTACTGACATTTTAATGTGCTCCTAATACATGTAACGCATGATTATAATGTTTAATACGATCTTCTAGACCGATAGTACCGCCATTGATACGCTTAGTTAATGTTAAGATATCATTTTTGTCAGCCCATTGATTTAAATTGTTAGCTTCCCAGAACCAGCAAGCTGATTGCACGGCGCCTTCGAATGTTGCCAAGAACTCTGGAATATCTTCGACAGGTGTTTCGATACTGTCAGCAAAGTTCTGATAGTTTTGCTTGCCAGTTAATTGAATTAATCCACGACCACAATAACGGAAACCATCACCGCTGGCTTCGTCACCATTGCCCATACGATTACCGTAAACACGGTTAGCAATCATTTCTGGCTTGCCTGCGTAAGCATTTGCTAATTCGTCTGTTGGGAAATACTTAGGGAAAATTTTGCGTAAAGTTACTGCTCGATAATTTAAATTTTCTTTAAGTGCTCTAAAGCCGCCACTTTCGTGAGCACATTGAGCAATGAATGCTGCTACTCGTTGTGGGGTATTAATATCATAGTCTGGTAATGCTTGCTCTAGTGCATGATACCAGTAGTCGATGTACGGGTTGCCTGGAATCAATTGTGCTAATTGACCCTTGCTTAGAATAAATCCGTCTGCCATTAGACGCTCCTTGTGTTATACGAGTATTTAATGGCTGATTTTTTTGAATTAAGTATGCATTTAAACTAATTTTGCTAAACTAATTAAACCATTAATCGCAACATTCATTTTTTCTAGCGATTCCATGTTGTGTACATGTTTACGAATTTCTGCGGTTCGTTGAATGTCGAGCATTAATTCGACATATTCTTCTCTGCTAATTTGTCCCGCCTTGACCATATCAGTATATTGGTTAGCTGTAGCGGCTGCTTCTCGAACTGTAGCATCTTCAGATCCATGAAAACACTCGCCTAATTGTTGTTGTAATTGTTCTATACTCATCTTGGTCTCCCTGCAATAACTTTTTGCATTTTATCAGCTGATGTTTCTATGCTTTCAAATTTAATTTTACAAAATGTAGCACTAACTTTAGCAGATTTTGTATATTGATCAACTAATCCTTTAGACATATCGTTTAGTTGTTTTGAAGCCGCTATCATATTTTCATTGCGTGGAACATGCTCGCTGAACAGTACAAATCGTTGTGTACTAATTGCTAATTTTGTAGCATTGAGTTTGCTAGCTTCTTCATTAATACACTGAGTTTTGTATTGTTGAGCATCTGCTCTAATGTCAGTAATTAATTGATATTCATTAGGGTCATAATGTGTCATTAAGTATGCATCAACTAACGCACATCCTGATAGTAATGATATAACAGCGGCAATCAAAAACTTCTTCATTTACTTACTCCGTTATATATGTCTTTTTGTACCTTATACCAATCTGTCCAACCTTCGGCTGTAACAGCACAAGCATAGTATGTTTGATAATTTTTAACAACTACTTTTAAGATATCAGTAATAGATGTTGTTCCGTCTTCAATTGTAAGCAACTGAGGGCATTTTTCAAATAGCTCTTTTGGCGCATCTGGAAATTTTTGTTTAACAGGCATAGTTGCGGTGCAAGCCGCTAAAAGAACAGCTAAACTTAAAATGATTATTCTCATTTCTTGCCTCCTTCGGCCGCTTTATTCATTAATGCTGCCGCATTATGTGCATCGATAATTTCCTTAGGCACCGGGCAATTCTCTACAAATTTAATAACTTCTTGATTATTAACGACTTCTCTATCAATGTACTTAATAATTTCCTCGCCCTTTTGTTTTACAACTTTTGTTTTTTCAACTACCTGAGTTTCAATTATAGTATTAGCCTGTCCTGCTTTAGCCTCTGCTTCCTTGACCTTTTCTTCCATCTCTGCTACTTTTGCTTGCCATTTTGCTTCGTTAGCAACACCGCCTAAAAACCATATACTAATTACAATAGCGACAGCGCCACTAATTTTTAAAGGTATTCCGTATAGTTTCACAAACTTTGATGCAATAATTGCTACAAACCCTGAGCATAACAGCAAAATCCAGAACCAATCTGGAATAAAAGAAACCATCCACATTATTTGCCACATGTTACCACCTGTATTTTTTTACAACAATAGCTTGCTCACCGTTCTTAATCAAGAACTTTTCATCAATTTTATGTATTTCGTAGTTGCCTAAATATTTTTCTAAGAAAGTAACTTGACTTTGACTAGCTTCGTCTAGTTGTAATCCACCTGGCAAACTATCTTTAACTTCTTCATAATCACCTAACGCTAATAATTCCATAGAAACAGAACCAGAATAAGGTCTTGTAACGGTTATAATATTGTTCTCATCTAATTTTAAGGAATCAAATGCAGTATGATTAAAGAATTGTTTAACAGTGTCAGTTTTTGACTCTAACATTTTTAATTTGTAACTGTCCATGTCTAAGGGAACATGTTCTAATATTGCTTGTTCAGAGAACTCAACACCCTTCATTTCTTTGTGGTATCTAAATCTCCAATCCCAGCAGTCGCATAGATTGCTTATATCAGAAAGCATTTCTTTAATCTGCTTTGGCAGATGTTTAGTTCTTTCAATTTCAACAAACACTTGATAGTGTCCGTCTCTTTCTTCGCCTGAACTCATATCGGCATCTAATACAAACTGATAACCTTTTTCAATAAACTCCATTAAATCCATTGCTGGAAGTTTATCGTTTACTTTAAATCCTAGTACAACTACATCTCTATCTTCACCCATCTTGCTAGTGAATTGATCAATTGTAAATGTATTCTCAACAAAGTCCTTTAGGTCCTTTGCTCTAAGTCCTTCAAACAGTCGGTGCTGGCGCATCTGTGGCTCCTCCAATATCTGGTGCCGGTGCTACTGGCTCTGCACCCATTTCTTCTTGAGCAGCAGAATTTTGATCCATTGCTGCCATCTGTTCAACTCGCATTGCATCTGCAACTTCGCGATTTTCTTTGTCTGTATAACCTTGGAAGATATCTTGCATTAACTTTTTAGGCATTGTAATAGTTACAAGCCAAACAGGGTGTGCGTCAATCTTTCCTTTTTTAGTTCCCGGTCTATAATCGTCCGGAGAGCGAATTTTACGAGGAACTAATAAGTTTTCTCGTTGATAGCTAACCTTGCATCCGTAATCGAGCAATCTCTTTGCTCCCGAAGGGTCAGGCATGTTTTCATGTGGCCACATGAATTTGCAGGTTACTGCGTATCTTGCAACTTCGGGACCAGCAAATAACTCGCCATCTTCCCAGTTAGCAAATACATAGATATCTAGCTCATCAAGCACTCTTTCAAAGTCTTTTAGGATATTGAAAGCACTGTCATTAACTGCTAGAGTTTGTATATTTTTAATTACATCAACTATATCGTGCATAGAGGTTCTCTTTAGTCTAATATTTATGCTGTCTAAAAAAGACCTATAAGTTACGGTTTTTAAAAAACTGGATTAAATATCTTTGCAGGTCGCTCAACAAGGAGGCATAATTTGTCTAGAGCAAAAAGAAAAGAGCGTGTAGCAGTACAAACACGCCCTGAGCAAGCATCAAATTTGATTCAAATGAATCAATATCTTCGTAAGAAACTGCAAGTTAGCATTGTTCCACGGAACCTAAGTCAGGAAACTTACTTAGAAATGCTAAAAAATCCCAAGAAATTCATAGTATTTGCCATTGGCCCTGCGGGCACGGGTAAGACTATGCTTGCAGTTCAAATGGCCATTAAACTGTTTAAGGAGGGGGTGATTGGAAAGATTGTAGTCACAAGACCAGCAGTTAGCGTAGATGAAGAGCACGGGTTCTTACCAGGGACCCTTAACCAAAAAATGGAACCCTGGACCAGACCTATTTTCGATGTATTTGAAGAGTATTACCATCCTAAAGAAATTCAGGAAATGTTAGAAGACGGCGTTATTGAAATTAGCCCGTTAGCTTACATGCGTGGTCGTACTTTTAAGAACGCATTTGTTATCGCTGATGAAATGCAAAATGCCACACCATCACAGATGAAAATGTTATTAACTCGCCTAGGAGATAACTCCAGGATGATCGTTACAGGGGACTTGAATCAAGCTGATCGCCCACGCGAAAACGGCTTGCTAGAATTTTGCGAATTATACGGACAAGGGGGTGATTATCGTATGATCGCTATGGCACGATTCGAGACCAAAGATGTTGAACGACACCCTGTAGTTAAGGAAGTGTTAAAGATTTATAAGGAAGGTACTAACGACTAATAAATTCGTCAATTTTATCTTTGTGGATTGAGTAGTAGTAATTAAACAAATCTTTAAAGTCGGCCTGCAAGTTGAACTCATTTTTAACTATTACTCGATCCGTTAAGTTTAGGATCACATTTGCTAATTGTTGATCAGCATTAGACACAGAAGTTTTAAATTCTGTGAATTCATCATGTTTACCATTTAGTTTCTTAAAGTAGAAAACTAGCAAAAACTTTTTCATTGCAACCTTGCTAACTTAACCATAGTAGCTGCCAAGTTAATTTCCGGATCCGCAATCAGCGTATGATCAACTAATCCTTGTTTAATAACTAATAGAGCTTGATCTTTCTGTTCTTCAGTCTTACCGAACAGATCTAGATTGTCATACATCCAGCGATAGATATCTTCCATTTCTTCAGGTCGAGCCAAACCGCATACAAGTTTCCTTGCTTCTGTAATCTTACCCTTCTTGAATAGATTAACCATGTCAATTTTATAGTCAGCACCTGATGCTGTGCCTTGATTCACTTCAAACAACTTGCCATCTTGGACATTTTGTTGTAGACTATTGATACACTTACGCAAGTCTGGATAGGATACTCGAACAAACGAATCTAGCGTATCAAGATCAAAATCAACACCTTCACTTACTAGAATTGTTGCGGCTCTAGCAGTAAACTCTGTTTGGTCAGTCTTTTCAACATGATATCCTTGGCAACGACTATGTAATGCAGGAATAATACGATTAGGGTAGTTACAAGTTAGAATGAATCGACTAGTACTAGAATATGTTTCCATAACACCACGCAGGATAGCTTGTGCGTTAGGAGTTAAGTAATCAGCCTCGTCAAGTAATACAACCTTGAACGGCCCAAACGGAATCATCTGTACAAAGTTAACAATCTTATCGCGGACTGTTTCAACATTGTTATCACGACTAGCGTTAATCTCGAGAATATCATATTCTTCAATTCCGAGTTCGTGTAACAAAACTTTAGCTAGGGTAGTTTTACCGATACCTGCACTTCCGCTAAACAGCAAGTGCGGGATACTGCCTTCTTTAATCCAAGTTTTAACTTGTGCTTTTTGATTATCATCTCTAAACACATAGTCGTCAAGTTTTGTAGGACGGTATTTTTCAACCCATAGTTCTTTCATGTTTTTCTTTCAGTAAGATATTAATCATTCTACGATGCCAAAGTTTAGCATCTTCTTCTTCATCAAATTGGGGGCTTAACTCAATATCGTGGTTTTTAGCTTCAACCCACACCCACCAATCATTAAACTCATCATAGATGAGCACCATAGCCAGACTCCGTTTATTTTAATGCTTCCATCGTGATAATCTTATCAATTTCACGACCAAAATCTTGTTCACTAGTAATTATGTATAGACCATTTAAGTTACGATCCTTATGGCGGTCATATCTTCGAGTTTCTACAACTCGACCTCCATTAGCATTATAGATAGTAAATTGAATAGCACGATCTGGTTGATCAATACTAGGTTCGCCTCGTTCTATTCTTGCTATAGGTAAATTACTCATATCAAATTCTTCATCCCTGCGGCTTCTTGATAGCAATCTTTTAATCCATCCCTGACGCTTTTTAGGCTTTACATCATCAGACGGATACATTTGAATTGCTTGATTTTTTGCGTATGCGGTTCCCATTATGCTACTAACTTTTCTGCTAAGAGTTTCATTTCGCTGTCGGTCATAAAGAATTGATAAGTTGATGCCATATCTACTTCTCCGTCCTTCATTGTTTCCTGTACAAACTCAATTGCATTAAGGTCAGTAGGAGTTAGACATTTCCATGATTTAACACGAAGTCTAAAACCTGAGTTTTCTTTAACTGTAAATTCTTTCATTTCTTTTTTCCTTCTGCTTCTGCTACTCTCTTGCGTAGGCTTGATGAACTAAATGAATGATCTCGTCCGTTGTAGACAATTTCAATTCCTCGCTTCATACAGATACCTTTACCTGTAAATTCTTTGTCTGCATACTCTACACCTAAAATTCTAACATCTACAGGCAAAATAAGCAATAGATCTTCTAGGTCTTTTTCTGTTTGGTAGATAACAACTTCATCCACATTACGATTTGTACTAACTTGAATCTGTCGTTCTACAATACTTTGTATTGGAGGATTTTTTGTATCTGGCCTGTCGATAGTCGGATCAGTTTGCAATGCAGCAATTAAGTAGTCGCAATGATTTTTTGCTTCAGCAAGCATAGCAACATGCCCTGCATGAAACAAATCAAATGTACTAAATGTAATTCCTACTTTTAGTCCGTCTTCTTTTAATTGTTTAATTTTATTAAAGATCATACCAATTCCTCAACAATGCCTAGTATCTCTGCCATAATAAGACAAACACCTGCCATTAATAAATTGCCTGTAATCAAACAGCCGCCCGCTACAATGCGAATAGCACTCTTTACAAGGCTGACATAAAAATGTCCCTTGCTAGTATCCTTAGGTTGGATATTGATCATAGGAGGATGATGAGGACACCGACCTTGATTATAATCGCATTCAGTTGTGTATTCTTTATTACATGTATTACATTTCATCTTTAAGGTACTTTATAATTTTCTTTTGTTCTTGCTCTTTAAGCCATTCTTCTTCTGGCGAGAATGTAGGACAGTCTCTAAGAGCTTGGTCAAGGATCCACTTTAACCTATACAGGTCTTGCTTTGCGCCCCATTGAACATAACTGTCGTTTTTCATATCGCAAGCATCATACTTGATAGCATTTATTGTTCTGACTGCGTCTGCCATATCATTTGCCGAGTAAAGGTATCTAAATCCCATGTATAAATTATAGAGGATAAAAAAGGGTCTGTCAAGACCCTTTGGTTACTTAGCTTTAGAAACAAATGGTTCTAAGTTGGGAGGAACCCAACCGATCGGTTTAAGTACCTTACCATCTTCACGCTTACGAACTTTGCCAGTTTCTTTGTCAATCTTAGCTAAGTTAGTACCAATAACTTCACGCCAGCCGGCTTCGCCATCAAAACCACCACTATGGATTGCCCCAATGGTAACAACAATAAAGTCTAGTAGTGCATCTAATTGTTCTACACGGTCCTGGTTATCCAATGCCACTTGCAATTCTTTCCATTCTTCTTCCATAAGGTCCAAGTACAGTTTGTACTGCGCCTCATTGAGTTCGCCAACAGTTTGATCGCTGGCCCGCATAAATTTTTCTTGGTCTCTAAAAGGATTTGTCATTATTGTGTGTTTAAGTTAAATGCGCCCATAACAATGCGTTCTACATCATCTGGCTTTTCGTCGGCAGCTAACAAGATGGCTGCGTTATCTGCTAATCGAATTTCTGTGATACTGCCATCTTCGTTTTCGTACTCAGCAGTTCTGCTCCAGCGACCGTGTTCAATAAGAACCCACTCGCCTACTTTGACATCTTTCTGTTCAGGCCCGATTGCCCATACCTTACCCCAACGAGGATGAATACCACTAGACTTTGCATCATCTGACGGAATATACAGACCGGATTTTGTCCGTTGCTCACCGAACTCCATATCAGAAACAATAACCTTGTCTCCTAATGGACTAACTTTTCCAGTTACTTTCATTCGTCACCTTTTGTCTTGATAACTTTAATTGGCTTAACTTCTTGCTGAATTAACGGTGCTGGCTCTTGTTTTGGTTGTGCAGTTGAAACCGCAGCAGGCCTAGCCATTGGATTATTTTCGTAGTAAGCAGTAACTACTTCTTCACGCTTTTTAATAATCTTACCACCAGGACCTAATTCGTCCCCACGAGCGTTCATACGAACATTACCTACAGCAGGCATTGTTTGATTTTTTTCTAACAATGAGTCCATGTCAATTTCACGGCCTAGCATTGATCTATATGATTTTTTAGACATTTAAGTCTCCTATTTTAAAAATTCTCTGATGTCGAGATTATACTTGATACTGTCAACTTTGTGAATACCGATTAAGTACAATACATAGCTGGCAACACTACTACCACGACCTACACCCCATACAACCTTGTTTTCACGCATTGTATCTACTAAGTATTTAAGATAAAACAACAGGTCAAACATGCCATGTTGAATAAACAATTCTAGCTCTTCGTCTACTCGTCTGCGCTGTACTTCTGTAGTACACATGCTGTACAACATTTCTACTAGGTTTTCTTTGACAGCATCTTCTGGCATAAACCAGTCGCATTGATTAGACTCATCAAAAAACTCTATGCTATCGTCAGATTCTTTGTAAATTTCGATAGGTGGAAAACTATCGTAGTTTTCTTTAACGGCAGAGTTAAATTGTTGGATTGAATCGGTGTTATCTATAAACACTTTGGACAAGTTGGTAATTTTGCCAGAATATAATCCAGCAATAATTTCATCTACATTTAGAATAACTTGTCCGTATTTGTCAATTCTCATACTGCTAGTATAGCAGATTAGTTGACCTTGATCAAGTCGTCTAAGTCCTTATTGGAGTTTTTAGTAGCCTTTTTCAATGACTGTGAATGTCGCTTGGTCATTTCAGTTCTGTATGCTTCAATTACCATAGCAATCTGTGGTAATACATCATTCATTCCAGTCCGGGCGGCAATGCTGTACTTTCTTTGAAGTTCGTTGATCTTATTTTCTAGATCAGCGTCTTTAATTTCAGCAGGGTTACCCAGTAATGGATGATACATTATTGAAAGCTTCCTTTGGATTTAATAAAGGTTGTTGCACCGTTATCAGATGTCCATAATTCAAATACTTGGTAAGTTGTTGTGCTAGCTGGGATAGTAACAGGTAATGATAAACTAGATTCTTTAACTAGTGTACCTGCATAGTATCCTGCAAAATTAACAGTATAGGTAGATGATGTTCCTACATTAACTAACTCTAATTCTATTTTTCCTTTAATTGATGTAGGAGGCCAATCTACAACAGATAGTGTTAGCGTATTTTGAATGTTTAGTTTTTGGTAACCGCCTTGCAAATAACTTATTTCGGTATTTGTGCTAATATTTTTAGTGGTTGGTGCATACTCTCCACCACCAGCAAAGCTAGCTCTATAGATTCTATTGTTATTAAAATCATTAACAGCCGCATTTAATTTGGGTGTGGTTTGTTGCAGACTAGAAATCTCTCCGGCTGCTGCTGAGAATGATTTTTGTATATAGGAAAAGTTATTCCTAAAACCTTGGGTATCATTGTCTTGCCCTGCAACAGGATACAATGTATTAATATTATTGCTATAATTCGTTAGAGTACTGGCCATTTAAGATCTCGCTAAGTCTAATATTTATCCGGTGATCGTTACCGGGTTTGGTAAATTGTAAGGCATATACAATGCTCTATTTGGACCGCCCTGCAAACTACCAAAACTTGTATATCCAGAACCTCCATAGTATGCTTCGTTTACTGGCCATGGAGGTGATACTGCGGTAAGCCAATTCATAGCGTTAGTAGCAGTAAACCATGGTCTCATTTGTAATACACATGCAAGTACTCCAGCAACTTGTGGACAGGCCTGACTAGTTCCCGATATTTTGTTTAAGTAATACGATGAGTTTCTAGGATCGGCCAAGGGAGCAGTTGAATAGGCAGCATTAGCATACGCACCCATAATAAAATCTCCAGGTGCCCAAATATCTACTCTAGGACCACAATTACTAAAATTTCTCTTGTGCTCGGAGTTGGCGTCCGTATTTGCTAGAGCTGCTATACAACCTACCATAATTACTCCTGGGTTCCAAGTAGGTGTTCCGCCTCTGTGATAGTAGTAAGAAAATCCTGTATATTCTGTCCACTGATTATTATAATCAGCACCAGTTGATACATCTATTTTATGTCTATCATTTCCAGCGGCACCTACAATTATAATCCCAGCATTTAGGCAGCTTCTTATTTCTGCATCTTCGGGAGGATAGTCAATTCCATGAACTCCTATACCTCCTTGTGGTCTTCCTATAGTACCGTAAGTTCCGCTAGTAGTATTGGCTGCAAATGTAGATCCTCTATATGTGATAGAAGTTACTCTAGTATAAGGATTGAAATATCCAAAGCTACAATTTACAATTGTAGGTCTTTTATATCCTGTTGTAGGATCTATAGGTTTAGCATTATGAAATGCTCTAATACTTTGCCAACAAGCGATATTATCTAAAATTTCTAATTCTCTACCATCAAAAATACTGGTCTCTGTAAAAGCACCAGTTCCTACGCATCTTAAACTATAAATGGCAGCTCCACTTGCCCAGCCACATGTGTTACCTGCTGCAATACTGGCACAATTACTGCCGTGTCCGTCACAATCCCCGTCAAAGCCACCTACAGGTGTTGATAGATATCCGTATTGTGTCCAGTCATGATTAACAACTCTAGATCCCCCAGTTCCATCTGCATTAACCGCAAATTCAGGATGCCCCGATTCAACGCCACTGTCCATTACTATAACATCTACTCCGGATCCATCTAAATTATATGTATACTGTGTAGCAGTAGTATTTGATGCTCCGTAGTTGTTTTCTTTAAACAGGCTTCTAACTAGACCCCAGTTTTTATGTGTATCGGATATAGAAGCAAAAGAACCGTCTCTGTAGAATTCACCAATTCTTGTTCCTAGTAATTTTTTTTGAATACCTAATGCCTCGGCATCTCTAGTGACACTTTTAATTCTAAGATCGGACATTAACGCATTTGCTTCTTCCTGCGTTAGATAAAATGTGCCGTTGTACTCACTGCCTGGCATTGTATCGAGTGCTTGTACATTTCGGTTAGGAATAACTTCGTCACCGTACGATGACATTAACTCTTGATGAATTTCCTCTTTGTATGCAGGATCGTCGACTACAACAAAAAATTTATGTAACATTAATAAATCCTTGTTCTAGTTCCGCCGAATGTCCACCAATAGGTTCCGTCAAAGTATGCAGGCTGTCTAACACCATTGGCATCGATTGCAAGAACAAGGGCGCCTTGTTGTGTAATAGCACCAATACTTGCTAGTGTAGATGTTGTAGCAGTGGATAATACAAAGGGTGCGTTAGTTGTAATTTGCCCAACTGCTTTTAGTGCTAAGTCGTTGCCTGATTGAATTGTTCCAATCCCAACACCTGATACAGTTAGTGTACTAACATATAGTGTTTGAATGGTGTAAGTATTACCAACTAGTACTGTACTACCTGTAGCACCAGTAGCACCTTGCCCGGCAAACAATCCGTCTGCACCAGTTGCTCCCGTTAATCCAGTAGCACCTGTACCGCCCTGTAAACCAGTCGCGCCAGTACTTCCGTTAATGCCAGAAGTTCCAGTGGCTCCCGTTAATCCAGTTGCACCATTAAAGCCTGTACTGCCCGTCAAACCAGTAGCACCTGTACTGCCCGTCAAACCAGTAGCACCTCCAGGGTTTCCCTGAGCACCGGTTGCTCCTGTAAATCCAGTAGCACCAGTTGGTCCGCCTGACGGTCCTGTTGCTCCTTCTGGTCCTGTTGCGCCAGTAGCACCGTTGTTACCTATAGGTCCCGCATATCCTCTACCAGGTATACCTTGAGGTCCTGTTGCTCCAGTACTTCCAATCGGTCCACCGGGGTCCCCTTTAGGCCCTGTAGCACCAGTGGATCCTACTGGCCCTGTACCGCCTTGGTATGTTGCTACTCCACTTGGTCCTTGAGGTCCAGTAGCACCTGTTGAACCTTGGGCACCTGTTGAGCCAACTGCACCGGTTGATCCAGTAGCGCCTATGCCAGTAGCACCGCTAGGTCCTAATACTCGTCCTGCATTAATACTATTCCCGTCACTCGTTGTTACAATTAAGTTATCGTTAACTACTTCAACGCTTACAATGTAAGTTCCAGTAGCACCGATTGGACCAGTAGCTCCAGTAGCACCGATGTTAGGATTAGACAAAACACCATCTGTCATTGTCAATCCGCTACCAACTTTTACTCCACCTAATACAGTATCAGTTGCAGTAGTTAGAACAAATGGAGCAGCAACACTTATTGTACCGCTAGTGGTAATATTAATGTTAGCACCAATTTTAACAATGCCTACAGTTGTAGTAGACGCAATTGGTTGACTAGTATTGACACTAATAACACCGCTTGGTGTAATGCTTACTCCATTGCCTGCTATAACTCCACCTAGTGTAGATGTAGTAGCAATAATATTAATTCTATCAACAATACTTAACGATCCGCTAGTGGTAATAGCAAGCCCGTCACCTACAATAATTCCACCTAGCGTTGATGTAGTTGCCGGTGGTAATATTGTACTTTCTAATTCGTTATTAATGTAGCCGCCGATTGCATCAAGACTTATCTGTTTAGTTTTTCCGTTATCCATTACAGGAAGAACAAGACCCCCTGTAACTGTAGTTACGACTGGTAAATTACTAATGGTACTCATTTAACTAAACACTCCACTACACCAAATCCGCTTTCTAGAGCAAAAGCAAATGGTTGGCGTCCATTGCTTACACTTGTTCCTTTACCGTCACCGAACGGCCAAATAGGATCTCCTTTAACTACATAGCCTTCGATTTTAACTGGGACTCGTCCAGTTAGCGCAATGTATGTTCCTCCTGCAAGTCCGCTGTTCATCATATACGCAGGTGCACCAGATACTACACCGACTACATAGCAATCAGATGTTGTAACGGCTGTTACTTCTTTAATACCGCCTACAGTTACTACTGTGCCAATTTCATAATCTCGATCTGCAAGATATTTTTCTGCCAAGTCAGCGTAGTAAGCCGATGTTGCTGTTCCTTGGAATAGAACTGCAAATAAATCGCCGTTTGCATTTCTTGCAGCAACAGTATTCGGCACCGCAGCAGTGTTAGCATTTTGATAAGTTACTAATTCTTGAACAAACAATTGATTAGATTGTGTACTAATACCAGTTGCTCCAGTAGCACCTGCATCACCAACCGCACCTGTAGCTCCTGTCTGTCCGACACCTTGTGCGCCTTGCGGGCCAGTTGCACCCGTAGAACCTAATGGTCCAGTTGCACCCGTAGATCCAAATGCACCAGTTGCGCCAGTCGCACCGTATGGACCTTCTGGACCTACTCCTCCTGTAGCACCCGGAGCGCCTGACGGAATAAAGAATGATAAAATTGCATTTCCTGTTGACCCTAGGTTAATAACAGTAGCAGTATATGTCCATGTAATTGAAGTAACTGTACTAATCTCAATAGTACCAGCAGGACCAAACGGTCCTGTAGCACCAGTTGGCCCAGTTGCACCTTCTGGACCAGTTGCGCCACTTGCTCCAGTTGCACCAAATCCTGTAGCACCTGTAGCACCTGATCCTGTAGCACCCACTTGTCCAGTAGCCCCAGTAGCACCGCTTGCACCTACTAGACCCGGATTTCCAGTGGCGCCGGTAGCGCCTTCTGGACCAGTTGCACCAGTCGCACCAGTAGCGCCTGTACTTCCAGGAAGGCTAAATCCTGTTGCTCCAGTAGCACCTTGAGGTCCAGTAGCACCTGGTATTGTGCTATCAGCACCTGATGCTCCTGTAGGGCCTGTTGCGCCAGTAGCACCTGCTCCAGTTGCACCTGTTCCGCCTTGTATTCCAGTAGCTCCTGTGGAACCTATACCAGTGGCACCAGTAGCACCTTCTGGCCCTGTTGCCCCTTGGTTACCTTGAGGACCTTCTGGACCACTAGCACCTGTGGCACCTGCTCCAGTGGCACCTGTCGCTCCAGGACCACCAGTAGCACCACTTGCACCAACAAATCCTTGTGGACCAGTAGCACCAGTAGCACCGTCTGGCCCTGTAGCACCTGTGGCACCAGGAACATCACTTACACCAGGCAAGCCTTGTTGTCCTGTAGCCCCTGTAGCCCCTGCATTACCTGTGGCTCCTGTAGAACCTGTGCTACCCCATTCTCCTGTAGCACCGGTAGCACCAAATCCTGTTGCACCTGTAGCTCCTGTGGTGCCTACATCTCCTTGTATACCTTGGATGCCAGTAGCACCTGTTGACCCTTGTCCAGTTGCACCTGTGCTACCTATAGTACCAGTAGCACCTGTAGATCCTATACCTGTAGCACCTGTAGCGCCTGCTCCAGTAGCACCCGTGGCGCCAGCACCTCCAAAAGGAATTCCAGTGGACCAGTTACCATATCCATTTAATTTATAGTATAGTAACCCACTATTAGTTGCTAAGAATGTAAACCCGAATGATCTATCATCATACTGACTTCTTTCATCAAACGGTGTAGGATAACTTCCTAATGCATCGATAGTAAATGACGGTCCAATAGGTCCAGTGGCACCAGTAGCACCTTCGCCTGTTGCACCAGTTGCTCCATCTGGACCAGTAGCACCTGTTCCTCCCTGACCTGCAAATGTACCAGGTATTCCTTGAGGGCCAGTGGCACCTGTAGCACCTTGACCAGTAGCACCTTGCTCTCCTGTTGCCCCAGTGGCACCCTGTGACCCAGTAGCGCCTGTAGAACCTGTTCCTCCAGCAGCGGCCGCAGATCCAGGTATACCTTGCGGACCAGTTGCACCTGTAAGACCAGTTGCCCCAGCGGCTCCTGTGGCACCTGTGGCACCTTGACCAGTAGCACCTGTACTACCTTGTAAACCAGTTGCACCACTTGCTCCTGTACTACCAAATTGTCCTGTTGAACCTTGTTGACCAACAGGACCTTGAGGTCCTGTTGAACCAACAGCTAATCCTGGTCTTAGAAAATCTGCAATCTGTTGACTAGTGGCTTGGTAAGTTTTACTACCATCTGAAACGGGTATGATCAGAGTACCAGTAAAGGTGTTTATTATAGGTAAATTACTAATGGTGCTCATATTTTAAATATCTGTAAATAGGTCTTGTCCGTCTTCGCTTTCTAGAATAATACCATCTGGTCCTGCGATAACATCGAGTGGACGCTGACTATCAATATTCGTAACTGGGAACTTGAGGTATTTATCGCCACTATAATCTAGGGTATTATCAATTACTAATCGATCTACTTCAAAATCTAGCACTCTAAAGTCAAATCCACTTAATTTAATCTTTCTAACAACAGTAGCACCTTCTCCTGGCAATACATAGCATATTGGCATAGCTTTAATAAACCCTAAAGGTGCACCAGTATCTTGCTGTATAGTACGCATAAATCTAGGTCTTAAGAATTCGTCAACTTTAATAGTTTCACCTTTGATTGGAATTGCTTCTAAACTCCTTTGCCAGTTTTCTATACTAGCAATAGAATAGGACGCAATTGAGTTGTTGATAAAGAATGATACAGTATCTGGACTTCTGTTAGCAACTGAATTATAATCGATCACATCTACATATACTAGGTCGTATACATATTTTCCTGTTTCATCTTCTGCCTTGAGAGTTTTAACTTCGCCAAAGAAAAATCTTTTATTATAGAAATAATTCTGCAATCCAATGATGTATTCAGCTAAGTTAAGTCTTTCAATACCGTGTTCTAATACTAATTTGATTTCGCTCTGTAGACCAAAGGCAGGGTCGTTAGGTCTATACAATACTTTATAGTCAAACACACTAGAATCGTTAATAAAATTTCTGTAAGACTTTCTTTTGTCTCTATACATAAAAGGTCTCATGTATATAGAGCTGTAAGGAGTAAGACTATTATCTCCTAGCTTAATTGTAAATTCTTTATCAATTGCAGCCAATCTATATATATCTGTAGCTTCAACGGTAAATGTATAAGATCTATCAATATCAGTAGCACCACCGTCAATTGTAAAATCTAAATCATCCGTAACACCGTCAACAGTTGTAGTTTTATCAAACGGAATTTTTCCAATGATAGTACCATCTGATTTAAATTCTAACCCTGTAGGCAGTTCTCCAGAAGTTATTCTATAAGTAATACCTATTTCAGGATGATTATAATGAGCAGCTACAACACTAAGTTCACTTTGGTAACCTGTTTTAATTTCACCAACAGTTGAAGTAGTAATCCATCTCAAGTCGCTATCTACGCTGCCTTGTAACCTTAATGAAAATACCCTATCATATTTCCGAACTTCGCCAGTGCTAGAAGTTCGAATCATTCTAATTGTAAATTTATAATCTATACTGTATGCAGGAATGTACGGAATTTGTCCGTATAGATTACCTGAATTTGTATCTAGCTGAAACCCTATTGGATGCTCACTGGCACTACCTAAGAATAGAATAGTATCGTTAGGTATATCATCTAACAGATTAATTTCTAATGCACTATTCCTTTTAAATTGAATACTGCAATTATTTAAATCGCCCGACACACTTGTAATGGTATAGGTAGTGGTTCCAGCTCCTTCTACATAACTGTCTAATCTAAATTTTTGTCCTACAATTGGTAATGCTGTTAAATTTTTTAGATATAAAACTGTATCGCCTGCTAAATTAGTAGTTTGTCGATATGTGTTAGGATCACTTGAACTATTTGCTCGTGCTTTTATTTCTGGATTAACAGTTATACTATCCCATTCAAATGATAAAGGACCTGCTCCTGGAACAGGGTCGTATAATTTGATAGGAATAATTTGATAATTAGCTGCTCGTCTAATACCTAAGTTAGCAGGATTTAACCAATTAGGGGAAAATAAGTAGCTGTCACTACTTAGGAAAAAGTCTGCATCTGCATATATCCAAGAAGTATCACTTCTTAAACTATTAGCATCAACAATTTTCATTTTAAACAATCTCTTAGATGTATTATATCCGTCGCTGGCCGTAACATAGAATTGATATTGTTTAGGAATAAACTTTGGTTTAATAGGTTGTAAATCTATAATTTCTACAGTATCATATCCGTAGCTATCATATTTTAATGCATCGTATCCTACTCCGCCTAAACTATCAAAATTTTGAACAGTTATTTCTTTGATAGTTCCTGTGATACGACCATCTTCTGTTAACCGCAATCCAGTTGGCAATACCCCTTCACCATCTTCTATATAATAACGCATTGTCATATTATCAAACAATGTATTAGGTTGTGCCGCTAATTGGTAATCTACTATTTGTCGATTAATGGCAAAATATTCATTACTTGAACCAACAGGCAGATAGCCGCTAGGAGTAATCCAAACTGGTTCAGTAGCACCAGTAATATCAATAGTAAATGTTTTATCTGTTATTCCAGTTGGATTAGATGCTCTAATAACAAACTTACTTGTTAAATCAGTAGGTACAGCATTTGAACTTCCAAAGATAAATCCAGTAGTTGTTGCAGTCGTTGCAGTAGATTCAACCTGAAGCATTAATCCTTCTGGAAGAGATCCGGCAATTATAGAAAAATTAGTAGAAGTACCTGTAGCAGTAAATGGTATTAATACCGATTGTCGTTGCGTAAAGGTTCCTAAAAATGTTTCTAAAGTGGTCCATACTGGTGCTGTCATATTAGACCCTAAATAAATTTACTTTTGCTCGCCATGCAATTTGATTACTTGTGCCAACACCTGATGCATTATATGCTCTTACATTAATTGTATCTCCAACAACATTAGCATCTTTTAAATCCCAAACTGCGTTACCGCTTGATCCGTTGGCTGCAATAGATACTACTCCGAGTCCGGTTACTATAGCACTTGGTCCATTCCATATCACAGTATAGCTGCTGGCCATGTTGTGTGTGTTGTTTGTACTATCAACTGCAAATATATCAATAGATGCACCTTGGTATACTGACTTATCAAAAGAAAATAAGTTGATTGGAGAATCGTTAGTAGGTAGCGTAAATGTACCACTAAAAGATTTAATATCTATAGAAGGAGCAAGTGTATTATCTAAAATAGAAACATTAGAAGTTGATGTTGACCCACTACCGCCTCCTCCGCCAGTTGCCTCTAGCACTCTAAAGTTATCATTAATCTTTCTAAAGGCAGTACGGAGTGTGTCTCCGTCTCCTTTATTAGATGATGTACCTGTGTTAATATATTGTATGGTCATTATAGTCTTCCTACTACTACTTCGATAACGCCAACTGATTGACTATCGTAATCTTCTAACGCCTTACCAATAACAGAACCTAATTTAGGATCGTTGTCAGCAGTAGCAACACCTGGAGCTCCGCTAGATACTAGCATATCTCCCTTTTTAATTTTACCAACTACCTTACAAGGCACCCTACCAGTTAACGCAATGTGTATACCGCCAACTTGCTCGTCGTTCATTCGATATGCAGGGTTAGTAGATACAACACCTGCAATTCGTCTGTCCATAAACTGTCGTGCAATAGTTACTTCTTTATCTCCCCCAAATACAACAACTGTACCAGGTTCATATTCTGCATCTGGCAAATACTTTTCTGCCAAGTCAGCATAGTAGGCACTAGTAGCGGTACCGTAGATTACATTAAATCTATTACCACCGGAACCAATATTTCCTACTCCATCAGATCCTGCTTTAGTAATACTTTCTAAAGTAATAGTTCTAGCGGCAAAGTCTCCACTTGCATCTCTAGCAACAATTGTACTTACAGTGTTTCCGTCAGTAGCATTAGTGTTAATCTGTCTTGCAGCACTACCATCAAAGCCAGATCCTGTAGCCCAACTTAAATGCGTACCTAATGTTAATGAACTATTAACTTTATTAGCATCTCGTGCAGTACCAGTTAAATCACCTACAAATGTTGTAGCAGTAATAATACCAGCGTTAAAGTTTCCACTTGCATCCCTGGCAACAATGTAGTTGGCAGTGTTTGAGGAAGTAGAGTTAACAGTAATATTATAAGACCCGCCTTCGCTACTTGAACTGCCGCTAACTCCAAAGCCACTAATTAAACCATCTTTGACATAGTTACCTGTTGTATCTGTACCTAGTGCTACACTATCGGCACCGATAGTTAATGCAACATTGGTTACACTAGAACTACCGTCAATACTAAACGAACCAGTAACATCACCGCCACTAAATGTAACTGTTCGAGCAGTATCCCATTTTAGTGCGCTAGTTGCAGTTCCTTGGAATCTGGCAGCGTATACATCGCTGTATCGATATGTACTAGTACCTAACCAGAATGTTAAATCGGTATTAGGACGAAGTTCGTTAGTGTAGACTGGACCGCTTAGTGTACCAGCACTTGCTCCTAGAGAACTGTTAACGCCGTCTTTGGCTAATTTAGTATCTGCATAACCTTTTGTGGCTGCATCAGTAGTCGCTGTCGGAGAACCGACTCCTGTTACTTTATAGGTATTCATCTTAAGGTCTGCACCCATAGAACGAACACCTCCTAAATCTAAGTAGCCACTACCAATTGGTGTAACACCGTTGCTACTATTATTTTTGTTTAGGCCTAGACGACTGTCAACATAACTTACAATAGCTTTTTCTGTAGGAACACTATTGTTAGATTCATTGCCCATAGTTCCGTCAACGGAGAATACTTGAACTAGAGTTTGACCTCGTTTAAAGCTAATACCGTCAACATTGGTTAAGCTAATAGGTGCGCTAATACTTACTGTACCACGACCTTGATCAACGCTAAAGAATTTACCAACTTTGAAGTTACCGTCTTGGTCACTAGTTACATAGTACACACGACCTTTTCCAATTTCTTGAACTTCTTTAGAACTATCTGGAGCATTGTTTGGAGGTCCGTATAAGTCGTTTGGATATTTAGAATCAGCATAGCCACCAGTACCAATGTTGGATAAGTCGTGGCCTGTTACACGCATTGAAGAAATCTTAGAAGTAACTCCACCAACTTGGTTAGCTTGTGTACCTGCTTTTAGAGTTGTATTACCTATTTCTGCTTGCAATGCCGCAGCATCACTTAGTCTCTCAAAGTCAACTTCGCCCCATGCATTTCCGGTTGCAGTTGCATTTCTATAAGCAGTAACTTTGTAAATATCACCTTCGTAACCGAAGATGTAAGTTATACCTGACGCAATTCTAGCCTGACTAGATACACCTATGTCTGCAACTTTAATAGTTTTAGTGCCAGCAATACCTGTTACATAAGCCGTTGCAGTTGCAGACCCACTAGCAAAAGTAATGTTTTGAACACTGGTTGAATCATAACCTACACCAGACTCAGTTAGAACAACACTGGTAATAACACCACTACTATTTGTAACTCCGTAACCTGTTGCTTGAATATTAGTAAATGTTAGTGTATTGCCTGTTGTCCAGTTAGTAGCATTACTAACACGGATTTGAGTACCGGCACTGTTAGACCACAAAACATAAGTAGGAATACCGCCTGGATCAACTCCACCAATAGTAACTTTGGTACCAATATGAATCACCCCACTAGCACCTGTAATAGTTACTAAGTCTGTATCGGTTTGATTACCGTTAACTGTAGCAGTTCTTGTGGCCGCAGTTGGAGCAGGAATAACTGCGGTAACTGTTGAGTTAGGTGTGTATCCTGAACCACCACTGGTAACTGTTAGTTTACCTAATCCTTGTCTGTAGAAATTACCTGAGAAGTAAGGACTAAACAAGATGTAGTTATAAGGTGTATCACCTTCTGCTAATGCACTGTCTCCACCTAGGTTTGTAAAACTTAGTATTCGATATACATAAGTTGGATCTTCATTGTAAGTTAGTACGGTACTAGGTCTAGACAGTGTAGATGCGTTAACATCCATTAATACTTGATTAAAATACTGCCTAATAATTACTTCGGTGCCGTCCGCTACTGCGGCATACAATCCCTTACCTGTGCCGTCATCAATACTTAAATTGTAAACACCGCTAGTATTAGAGTCTTGAGTCGCACTCTTAACATTGTATAATCTCCATACACCGTTATGATTAATCTCAAGTTGACTCTGTGCTATAGGTACATAGCTTACACTTTCTACATATATTGTAGAATCATCAATCTTATTTGTGTAAGCGCCTGTTGACTTAACTGTGGCAATCTGAGATGTCGCATATTTGCTTCTTGCAGAAACTGGAACTTCAGTAGGGTCACTGCCTTCTGATCGCAAAGCATTTTCACCAGATACACACGACCCTGCAACACTTCGACATTGAGCGCCATTTAATGCATAATATGCAGAGTAGCAGTAGTAGGTAAACATGGATACATTCTCTACTAACGCACCGTTAGTACAGAAAATACCATAACCTAAATCATTCATTTGTGTAAAATCGTTCGCTAACATACTACGATTACCCGCAGTAATTAGCGTTAAACTATTAGGTAACGGTTGCTCGGTTGTTGTGATAAAGCCTGGCTTAACTGTAATAGTATAAGCAAGTGACCCGCCAAATGTTACGGAAGGATCAGATGAATAATTAGTACCACCAGTATCTATAGCAATACCTGTAATAGCACCATTTGCATCTACACTAGACACATGAGCAGTAGCAGCAACACCTCCACCTTGTACAGGAAAGTTAATTGGTGTATTAACAGCATATCCTTCACCGCCGTCAATAATAGTTCCGCCTGTAATTACACCTGCATTACTAATAGTCCAACTTAATCTTGCACCACCGATGACAATGTCAGGTGTACCTGCTGTAGTTCCTTTAATAAATGTACCATTTACATATCCACTTCCAGGAAACGATGTAGCAATTGCAGTTACAACTCCAGAACTATTAATAGTTGCTGTACCGGTAGATGCTAGACCACCTGATTTAGTAGGAGAACCGAATCTTGCTCTAACCGTCCTAGTTGCTCCAGTTCTAAATCCAGTACCATTAACACTAGTAACAGTTGCAATACCTCCAGCTCTTGCAGGGTTTAAGTTTATACCACCAGTTCCGTTTAAAGGATCCCATTCGCTGATAAAGTTTACTTCGTAGCTAACTCCGTTATGAACAAAGAAACATGGAGTTTGAGGAATTTCATATCGAACAGCAGTAGAAGTAGAAACAGCTGGCCTGCCTAATCCTCCAGGTGAAGTAATATTAATCTTTACAGGATTTCCGCTGCTGTTGTTTGTAATACTTGCCGGACTAACTTGTAGGTTACCAGCAAAGCCATCAATAAACATACCACCTGAGAATACATGTCTGTTGTAGCTCTTAGAGAAACTAGAAGCAGTTTGGGTGTACGGTGACTTGGCAAGAATCTGACCATTTGGGTCAAGTACTTTCATGAAACCGCCGTGTCCTTGTGCGCTAACATATCGAATAAGTGTAGCGTCATTCATCAAGAACACATCCATTTGGTCGTTATACTTGGGAGGATTGAACGCAGGATCGCTGTTGACAATTCTAGAACATGCTTGTACCAGGTCTGCTAACACTGCTGAAGCTCTAGTTTCTGCAGTATATGCACTATCTATAACTTGACTTGCTGAGTTACCGGGAGATTTAGTTACAGTACTGTTAGCAATAATTAATTGTCCGATGGTATTGATTCTATTAATAGAAGCGACAATCTGGGCCGATGCTAAAGTTCGATATTCGTCTGCAATATTAATAGTATTATTATTCCCACTATCACGCATATCGTCAATAAACGCATCGACTATATAGCCGACATCTGCTCGGTACTGAGTCTGATTATAGCTAAAACTTGGGTATGTGGCATTGATCCATGCAATGATTTCAGACTGAATAAACGATCTGTTCAACTCTAATAATTTAGAAGCATTGTTAATACCGCCACCGTTATACACTGTAGTCAACAAGTTTATCGGTCTACTAGCATCTCTTAAGTAATGATAGCCGTAATTAATTGGAGAATAAATGCTCCAACTTCCGGAAGGAATCGTAGCACCAGGTGTGTAATTTTCAATTGTTTTTAAGTAATTGGAATTTTGAGCAAGGTTAACTGCAAATGTATTAGCATTAATTGCTGTAATAATACCGTTACCTTTGTAGCTTCCTGATAACTTAAAGACTTTACCAATCCAAGAGGCACTAGCACTACCTGTTGCTAAGGTAACAGTAACTACTCTCGTTGTAGAATCATTTGTTAGAGAATTAATAGTAATTCCTACAGCAGATGCATAATCTGTTGAGGTGTTTAACTGTACTGTTAAAATTTGGTCAATTTGAGTATCTCTGAAAAAATAGGTATTTGCCCATTTACTTCCACTAATTGAAGAAATTCTAGAGTTATCTCTATACTGAGGTTTTACAATGCTTCGTCTAAACTCATCACCTCGTAAAGACACATTTTGTCCAAGTCTAATAGGGTATTCATCTCGATGTTCGCCAGATTCTAAAATAATAGTACATTGGTTCTTAGGTTGTAATTGACCCCACTCTATTTCTTCTGCTAGTTCAAAATCTGCTACAAATACATGCCAGTTGTCACCTTCGATCGTTAAATTACTAGTTAATCCAACTCCATTAGAGAAATCAACTACAATATAGTTAACGCAATTATTTGAAGTATCAATTGTTTCACCTACATCAGTGATGGTACCGTAACTAAGAACAGTTCCTGCGTTGTTAGACACCGTAAATTTATATCCTATCCAGAAATCTGGAGTTTCTGTAAGATCACTAGGATTTAATGTAAATGTGACAGTACCAGATATACTGTCCGGAGTAATTGGTACATTAAATCCTTTAGCATAGTCAACTGGTACTACATCATAAATTTCATCGCCTGCGCTTTGTCTAATAGACTCAATTTTTGCAATAGCCCCACTGTTCTTTCCTTGGATATAGCATCCTGGAAAAATACTACCAGCAACATAACCGTCACTACCATTGCTGCCAACTCCGCCCATTGTTAACTGTACGCCAAATAAAGTTGCATCTAAAATAGTAGATGCCGCACTAGCAGTTACATATGCCGTGTTAAGAGTATTATTATATGTGACAGTTTTTAAGTACGGACCTAGAACAATTTCACTGGTCTGAATAAACATTTCAGCTGCACGAGCCGCTCTGTTTACAGTCTTAAATGCGTATGCTGGACCACGGCCTCTTTTGTAAACAGGCTTATCAAACTGTGTATCACTACCAGTTAAACTTACATAAAAGTTAACTGGGCTAATAAAGCTAGAACTATCTACATAATTCTTAGTGGCCGCCTGGCTCGGGTGATCAGTTTCAACTGGATCTCTAAACAAGTACAAAGCACCTGTCATAGTACCAAACGCAGGGTTTGGCAACCCAGTAAACGAGTCAATTGTGCTAGTTCCGGCTAGTCCAATTTTAGTATCAGCGTACTTTTTATTAACTAGATGAGTAGAACTAGTAGCATCTTTAATAGAAGGAATGTTACCAGTAACTGTACTAGATGTATAATATAAAGTTGTAGAACCAGTAAATGCGTAACCAGTTCTAGAAACAAAGTTTTCAAACACCCAACGGCGACTTACTGCATCGTAATCTTCTAAAGGACCACTACGATCCATATTAACTAAGCTATAAAGATTTTGCCCGTTTAGGTTACCTGCAAGAGTCGGTGCAGTGTCTGATTTTAATGTAGATGCAGTATTAGCAATCGTAATGCTGTCACCAGTGATAAGAATATTAATGCCTGTTCCAGCATTTAAAGTTCGGTTAACAATTCTAGTGCCGAAGTCATTAACACTTAGCATAGCCTTCGGTGTTAGGCTTGTTGGAGCTTCTTTAAGTCTTAAGAAACTGAAACTAGCACCGAACCCTAACAGATTATATACATCTGAAAAGTTTTGATTTACCTTTTGGAAAGCGGTATAAATGCTATCGCCTGTCCCGTCATTTGGTTGGCTTCCAATGTTAATAGTTTGTTGATTTGCCATAATTTCCTCTGCTGTAGCCATATTTATTATGGCTTGGAATGCCTAGTTTAAAGCATTTTTACATATCAACAAGTATTTATTTGGAACTACATCAATCTAATATAAGTGAGAAATCTATTCTGTTAAATATATACTTAATCGAAAGGACTAGTATGATTAAATTCATCAAATCATTTTTTGGCTCATACAAGAGCGCAGAACCAGCACCGGCACCGGCACCAGCACCTGTAGTAGAGTCAGCACCTTATAAGGTACCTGAACCTGCTGCCACTACACCTATTCCATTAGTAGTAGAACCTGTTCAGCCGGTAGTAGAAGCTAAGGTTGATCCAGTAGCTGTAGCATTAGATTTAGAACCATTAGATCTAAGCACACCAGCTACGCCAGCCAAAAAGCCTCGCAAGCCTCGCACTCCGAAAGCTGTTGTAGAAAAACCAGTCGTAAAAAAAGCAGCCCCTAAAAAGGTAGCTGCTATTAAGGCTGCTCCAAAAGCTAAAGCTAAAACGGCAACATCAAAGAAGGCCTAATTGTTTAGCCTGCTCGTATAATGCGAAGCTGGCTAAATTTTTACCTTTGGCTTCGACCATGATATCATGTGTCTGAGTAAATTGTAAAGCCCATTCATTTACTGCGGTATTCCACATAAAATCACTGTGGGCCCGCAGTTTTTGTTTTTTGTGGCCTTCACACAATAGTTTTGTATAATCTGGTTTTACACCAGTGTCATGGCCCACAAGCCAATCTTCACGACTGACAGAATAGTGCATAGTAGGCCGGACACCACGCCAAGACTCAACCACCCGATCATTGAGGGGGTCCATGGGCGAGAGGTAATCGCCTGTTTTAACCCAATGGTGATGCACATCCAATACGATAGGCACCAAATCACTAATAGTGAGACAATCTTCCAATCCATAGCTTATTTCTTCGTTTTCGATGGTAATACAGTTTCTTGCTTCGGGGGTAAGTCTTTTGTAGGCAGCGCGAATACCTTCGGGACCGGCTCTACCCGAGATGTGGACATTGATTTTGAAATCTTGAAAGGATTTACCGTAGCCCATGTACCTGGCCATATCTGCATGATATTCAAACTCCTCTATGCTTCGATCGACGATGTCGGGATTGTCGCTGGCAAGTACAGTAAACTGTCCAGGATGGAAGCTAAGCCGAACATTATTGTTCCTAGCACTGTCGCCAACAGACTTAAAATTTTTAGAACAATAGTCAACAACATCGCTACGACGCCAAAAATAACTCCAGTCGGATTGGGTATAAACAGGCAAAATATCACTACCGAGGCGCACCATACGAAGATTTTCATCTAAACTTCCTACCCTTTCAACAAGTTTTCGAACTGCCTCGATGTTACCTACCATTAGGTCCCAAAGCTTCTGTTCAGCTACATCTCGACTCTGTCTATTTAACCAGGCAACTGTAGTACTGCCTGTATTGTACTTTTTAGCATCATCATTGGGTTTGATGCCGTCTACTTGTCCGGCGTGATCAATCCACTTGCAAGCAAAACCGATTTTTTTAGTCATATAATACTTAAAAAGAAAATAATCAAAGCGTAACCTGGATGCCCGACCATTAAGGCAAACAGGGCCAATATAGTACCATAAAAGACTTTGTCATCGCCCATCTTGAACTTTCTGTATGGACCAAGTGCCGTCCTTGTTGTCAATCCATGTTAATGTGTCGCCTTCGACCCATCCTTGCAGATTTAACAGATCTTCCGGGAGTGGTAACAGAAGATCACCTGTTTCAGTGTCTTCTTCAATTGTCACGGTCCAGTTGGTCATTGCATTCTAAAATTACGAATTGCATAGTTTGCATAAGCAATCACAAAAGAAATGCCGGCCCAGACATAATTTCCCCTTGCAAGCTCATTTAGTCCTTGCATGGTTAGAAAACCAATAATGAACCATGTAATCGCATCTTGGTTGCGAACATACCAATTTCTAAACTGTTCCATCTCAATATTCCTTTGTGAGTGCGTGATGAACTAAAAATGATTTAAAAGCCTTATAGACAGCAGCCGCTTCGTTTTCGTCTACAGGAACCTTTACTCCTCTAACATAAAATCCATCTTCAGCAACTCTAAGAATCTCAGATTTACTAGAATGGAATATAATGTTGTTTTGAGGAGGAGCAGATACTGATAAAACTGGTGTAGGTTGCGGAGTAGTAACCATCATCTCTGGAAATAAATCTCCAACTTCTTGTGCAATAATACCATGTGTCATGTTATTATTTTACACTATTCCACGGAAATAGTCAATGGTTTTAACAAGCCCTTGTTCCAAATTAATTTTTGGTTCCCAGTTTAACATTTGTTTGGCTTGAGAAATATCTGGGCGTCTTTGTTTTGGGTCATCTTGGGGCAACGACATTTGTAGGATTTGACTCTTACTACCAGTTAGCTCGATTACTTTATGTGCTAATTCCCACATGGTAAACTCGCCAGGGTTTCCAATATTAACAGGCCCGATAAAATTATCGTCTGTGTGATTCATCATAGCCTGCATGGCGTCCAAAAGATCGTCAACATAGCAGAAACTGCGAGTTTGCATGCCATCACCGTACAAAGTAATGTCTTTGCCTTGTAGTGCTTGAACAATAAAATTACTGACTACTCTACCGTCATTTGTGGCCATTCTTGGGCCATATGTGTTGAAAATCCGTACAATTTTAGCCTTAACATCATGTGTACGATAGTAATCCATGAATAGTGTTTCAGCGGCTCTTTTGCCCTCGTCATAACAACTACGGATACCAATTGGGTTCACATTACCCCAATATCCTTCTGGCTGCGGATGAACTTGCGGATCTCCATAAATTTCACTTGTACTTGCCTGTAAAATTTTAGCACCAGTTCGTTTAGCAAGTCCTAGCATATTGTAAGCACCTAGTACGCTAGTTTTCATTGTTTGAATTGGATCCCACTGATAGTAGAATGGGCTTGCTGGACATGCTAAGTTGTAAATTTCGTCTACTTCTACATATAACGGAAAGCAAATATCTTGACGAATAACTTCGAAATTTTTATTATCTAGCAAATGGGCAATGTTATTCTTACTACCTGTAAAATAATTGTCCACACATAGAACATGATGTCCTTCAGCAACTAATCTATCACATAGGTGACTGCCAAGGAATCCTGCGCCGCCTGTCACTAAAATCTTTTTCATTCTTTGTCCTTTGGTTCTACAATGCCGTACTGTTCATACAGCCATTTAATAAATCTTTCGATATCTTTACTAGGGTAAGAATATACTCGATATGCTATGGTTACCTTTTCTAACCAATCTTTATCTGTTAAATTCATTTTAATTCCAATGTCTAATTACTCCTGCTACAATAAAGCAGTTTGTTATAATATATGATAGCACAATAAATGTGCGAAAGCAAGCAATCAGATCTGCTTCACGATCTGTATTGCCTGCTTTTTCTCCTAAGGCTTTAGCCCATAGTCTCCACAGCTTACGCAAATAGATCCTCATTCCATTCACGATGGCCTTCACGGAAAGCCATGTTGCTTTGTGTTTCTCGAACTTCTACACGATAACACCAAAGTCTATCTGACTCGCCTTGACCCCACATTTCTGGAATATAGATGCCGTTAACATACTTGTACAGCATATCGCTCAATGCTTCGCAACCTAGTGCAGGAAGGATTGTAAGTTTAGCCAACTTACGGCGTTCCATTTCTTTGAGATCGGAAG